TGGTAATGTCAATTAATGTTTTAATTTCTAAAGTTTGCATTATATACCTATTTAATTATAGATATTTATAGTCAAAAGAAAAGGGACATAAAAATGTCCCTTTTGCATTCTAAAAGTTTAGAATTAAGCTAATTGACCTGCAGTCAATGCACTGATGTCTGTGATAGTGAATGTAGAACCTGCTAGAGCAGCTTCCAAATCAATTTTCAAACGTTCAGCTACTGTTGGGCTTGTGTCGCTGTTGAAAGCTTCACCTGTTGGCTGTGCTGTGGCACCGTCAACTGCAACAACAAATTGAGCATCAGCACGAGTACCTAGGTATGCAATGCTAGCAACGTTTTGAACAACGCGAACAGCTTTAGTGAAGTTACCTTCAGTAATTGCTCCTGTTGTAGCATTGGTTGTGTCAGCAGCTAGTGTAATACCACTTACTGCAATTTTAAGGAATGTCATTGAGTAACCGCTGACAAATGATGCTGGGTTTACTACGCTTCCGTGGATTCTATCTATTCCGGCCATTTTATTTCTCCTTGATCTGAATGGCAATCACCGCTCCGGTGAATGTACTTTTATTTATCAGGTTTGGAAAAAAATGCCAGTTATGCCCCGAAATCAGTCGTCTTTGACATCACCTTCGATGATCTTAAGGTGTCGGGCTGTGTCCTTGCTATCACGTAGTTTACGTATGCCGCGTGTGAATTTAGCAGGATCTGCGGCTTTAATGGAGTTTAACAATCTGCGTTCTAGCTCGTAGGCTGTTTCGGGATCAAAGTTCTCTTTGATAGAACTGATTAGGTTAATTGCACTGTCAATAACGTGTGCGGCTCTACTTTCAATAATTGCTTCTGTGTCTTTTTTGACAGCAATATCATTTAGTTCTTCAAGTAGACTACGGGTATTACGTTTCACTTTGGTAAATCCTTTTTGATATTTAGTATGATTACAACTAGAAGTATAGCATATTATTTTACATAGGTATAGAGCCATATAAATATATCATCACACTTACAGAGGATAAATCATGAAAACTATATCATCAATGATGTCGGGCTTTGCAGAACGCCTAGCAGAGATGTTCACACAATCCACATATCAATCACGCCTCGAAGAATACCTTAGTAGGTACCATATTGACAATGCAGCTCAGTTAGAGCATCTTCAACGTCAATACGATTCCGAACAATCAAGAGGCCTGTGATCACCAGAATCTATTGCTATATTTTTAAAAGAGATATATAATAGTACATGCTGAACAAGAAGTAAGCATACAGACATACACACAAGGAGAATACTATGTCATTTGAAACACCAAAACTACCAGAAGTAAAATTCAACAAGAACGGCTATGAAATCCGCACTGACATTCTTGGCATGGCTAAAAGCCTAGTACAAGACGACTTCCAATCTAAATTTGCAGGTTGGGAAATGACTGCACAGCGTGATGAAAAGACTGGACAAATTGTCAGCACAGTTAAAATGCCAGAATTTCCAGGACTTGACAAAGTTCTAGAGACAGCAGAAAAGATGTACGGTTTCGTAAATCAAGCTGCTGGTAATACTACTAATAAAAAATAATATAATATGGCGTAGCCCAAAATTCTAGTTAGTATTAGAAAGCACCCTTCGGGGTGCTTTTTTATTGCCTAGAAAAATAATAATCGCCGTCTGGCCCATTTAAACTGAATGGGCCCTGTACTGTGAATCCCAAGTCTTGCATATACTCAATTACTGACTGAGATAAAGGAGCGCCTTTGTTGTACTCTACTGTTTGTAATTCTAAAATTACATGGTCACAGTTTCTTAAAGTCTCAACTGCACCTTTTAGTACATCAAGTTCTGCACCTTGTACATCCATTTTGATTAAGTCGGGTTTCGGTAACTGTTTGAGATTTACTACTGCATCTAGAGTCACAGTGGTGTATACACGTTTATGACTGTCGTTGAAGTAATTTAAGGCTTCTGGATTTACTTCTGGATTTTCTCTGTAATAACTATTGCCGCCTGGATGATAGGTATTTTGATAGAACTCTACTGGTTTACCAGTCTCATCGCTGAGTACACCGATATGATATTTTAACTGTTGTTCTTTGTAGAGAAATTCAGTTTCTGGCATAGCTTCAAAGACCACATAATCTGCACCCGGCCATATACGTTTGGCTTCGTTGGTCCAATGTAGTACACATGCTCCAATATCATAGACTACTCTAGGTTGAATTGTTAAATTTTCTAAAAATTCAACATGTGATTTTGGAATTAATCGTTGACTGCTGAGGTCTCTAAGTCTAGCAGAGATATCTATTTTTTTAGGTGTTTCTATAGGAGTAGCTTCAGAATTTACTAAAAACTCTGTTGAACCGATATGCCTGCATAGCAAACTCGTATCTGCCCATATTCGATATTTTTTAGATTTGGCCTTCAAACAAAAATCTATATCTTCCGAAACAGTGTTTCTATGATCCAATGCAGAATGATACTTAAATTGAGGGTAGCCTACATCTTTTAGAACTTGACTTTTTATCAGTACACAACCAAAGCCGCACCCTTCGACTTCCACTAAACCTTTACCTTGTAATTTATAGTAAGGCATATGACTGCACCCACCGGTATTAGTAGATTCGTAAATTTCTAATATTTGATCAGATTTACGTTGTCTATACAAAGCTGAAACTATGTCAACATTATGTGATAATAATTTACCTAATGTATCAGGCGGAAATGCCATATCTGAATCTACTGCCCAAAGATAATCATAACCCTTAATTGCCCAATCGGCAATTAAGTTTCTAACCTGATCTATATTATAACCATAAAAGTATTGAAATGTGGTTTGGTAATTTTCTGGAACGATCTGATCGTAGATACTCTTGAAGGTCTCCGCTTCTATGTTCTTCGCTGTAGGTATCGCTATCAATATCTTTTTTTTTGAATTTGAAGTTTTGTTAGCAATCTTATTAGCCGTAATAGTCTGTAATTCTGAATTCACTTTATAATCATTTAATGGATTTGTATCGTTATAGTTATAAACAATATCTTGAAGACATTTAATTTTGTTAGGATCTGCTTGTTCTATTAATGCATAGAATGTAGCATTATCCCCCCCTGCACGAAACCAGTTACCGTCACTGTCTTTGAACTCTAGGTCGTCAACGTTGTTAATTAGATATTTTTTAAATGTACGTAGGTGTGTGTAGGGAATGCCCCAGTTAAACTTATGTTGTCTGTACGATTTTTGTTGTTTAACTAGTATTGGATAGGGTTGACTAACTAACGGTATCTGGTCAATCATACTCCAACAACTACCATAAGTGAATTCTGTATCGTCATGATACACAGTATTATAATAAGATAAAATTGTGTTATCGTTAATTAGACTATCGTCCCCGTCTAACAGCATAATAATACTGCTGTTATCTAGAGTTCTAATAACATCAATTTGATTTTTTACTGCGCCTTGATTTACTATATTTTTTATATAAACAAACTTGTTTTTAATTTTTTCAGGTAATTTTTCTAAGGTATTAATAATTACCTGATCAGTAGAGTCTGTGCTGGCATCATTGATCAAATAACAACAATAGTTGTCATAATCTTGCGATGCAACACTTTCAATACAGTTAGCAATATAATCTTTGCAGTTATAGAATGTAGTAACAATGTTTATCTGCTGTTCAATATTAGATTTATAAGATTCTAATTCTACAACATTATGGTATCTGCGATTATAAATTTTGTGCAGTCTACGATTTAATTTACTAACACGTTGGTATTCATCTAGTGCCAAATAACGGCCGCAGGTTTTATAAAAATGCTGTTTCCATTGCAATGCCACAGAATCCCATCCAGCCACTTCTTTAACTATGTTACAATAGTATTGTTTTTGTTGATGAAGATATTTGTTGTTATAGGCATTTATTGTAAGATTAACAAATTTATTAATTTGATCTTCTGTGTTAATATCAGTAAACAGTACATTGGGCTCTATAGCGTAATCCATGAGATATGCAGCACCTTCTAAAGCAATTTCTTCTAATGCTCCAAATCTGCAGGTTATTACAGGAGTATTATAACATAGACTTTCTAGGGTACTGATACCAAAAGTTTCCGGAAATGCCGAAGGATAAATCATAAAATTAGCCTTAGCTAACCTATCAGCTATTTCACTCTGCGGAATCACACCAGTGAATTCTATACCTAACTGCTGATTTACAGGATCGTTGGCCATTCTACGCCAATCTAATTCTTGTTGATCTGGCTCACCGTTTACTGTAAATTTATAATAACCGCCTATAACTGTAAGTTTGGCTTGAGGAATCTGTTGTTTGATTCTGGGCCAAATCTGTTGTACTAAAGGTATCATGCCTTTAGTAACTGATGCATTATAAATGAACTGATTAGGGTCTTTAACAGTAATATCTATCTCAGTATGATAAAGTCTAACACCATTGCGAGTGATAAACATTTTGTTTTTTAATACTTCAAAATTACGTCTACGCCCGTGATGACAGTTAGTAACATAGGTCAAGTGCCAATCGCTGAGTGTGAATATATCTGTGATATGATTAGTTACCGCTAGCTCTTCTATGAGATTGTCGCCTAGGCAAAAAGTGTCATGCATCCAAAGTATACGCTGTTTAGCTTTGCTGAGTATTCTTGCATAGAGGTTCATACTGGCAAATGGCTGTGCTCTAGTATCGCCTACTTTAGCAAATTGATCGCCGACTAGGAAAGGTATAATAGTTCTACTGCTGATTACAATATCAAATTCATGATCGTCGGCTAGATCACGCAGAGGACGATAGGTCACTGAGTCATAGACTCCTGGTTTGGCATGATCTAAATCACAGTTGTTAAACACAGTAACTTGAAAATTTAATCGGGCTAACTCTGCTGATATTAGTGTTACAGCACTTTCTGATCCGCCTAGACCTTGTTTGAACACAGTGGTTCCGTCATATGGTATGCCTATGATATCTATGATAGCAATTTTCATACAACTACTTAACTAATTTTACAGTTTTTGTGAATTAAATTGAGTTTAGATATACCAAGTCTGTACTGCTGGAGGACTGACTTTAACATCCTCGCCAGAACTGTAGGCATAAGTAGGAGCTGCTACAAAACCGTTGAGGTTACTGACTAATCTGCTTGGCTCTAGTTGAGAGGCAACATTTGTCAGTGTGTTTACTCTAGCTTCTAATGCCGGGGCATGTACATCTGTAACTTCGGTGTCTATGTAGACCATAGCACTAGGGGTCAATGATAATTTACTAATCTCTAGTTGAGCAGCAACATTGGTTAGAGTGTTTACTTTGGCTTCTAGACTTTGATTATGTACATCTGTAACTTCAGTATCTATGTAGACCATAGCACTGAGACTAGATCTGTACTTTTCAGACACTCCTGGGTTACCAGTTCTAATCACGGTGTTTTTAGTTGCCCCTAGAATAGTTGTAACCATAGTAGCTGAATTCAATATGGGTTCTAGCGGATTGGCTGTAACTGTAAACGAGGCTGTACCTCCTCCTACAGTAGCCAACGTATTGTTCCCTATGGGTGCATCATCGCTGACTGTTACCGCAGTGTTGGTAATAGTTCTTGCTGCCGCACTGTTATCAACCAAAGTAGCAGATTGACAACATAGTAACGAAGTCTGTGATCCGGTAATAGCCGATATGTTTGTTCCACTACTCTGCGTAGTTGTAAGAGCAGTAGTAGGTACAGTAAAGTTACCAGTGTACACAGCTACTCCTTTGACTATTCTTAAATTACTAATATTTCCTGCAAAAAATCCATATTGGTTGCCCGGACCGGATATTTGTATAGGTCCTTGACCGGTATAGTTATTGGTATCGGCAGAACCATATGCTGTTTGCCCAACACCGTTGATCCAAAATCTAAGGTTGCCAGTTCCTGAACCATTTCTGGTAATAGCCACATGTGTCCAACTACCAGAAGTTGGATTAGCAGTAAGATTGCTTAATGCTATAGAATAAAGACTTGCGGCAGCAAAACCATTTTGCCAATAAATAGAACCACTAGTTAAGATTAGACCCCAATTAGGAACACTAGTTGTAGTTTGAGTTACTATTTCAAACGCAGTGTCAGTAGTTTTAATCCAGAATTCAATTGTAAAATTACCCGTGCCGAATGCAAAATCTGCGCTGGAAGGAATGCTGAGTTTTGATGTAGTTCCATTAAAAGATGCACTATACCCGTAGGAGGCCAATACGTTTGTAGCAGAGCCTGTAAGACTAGCATTAGATATCTGAGCACTAGTTACTCCTGAGATTGCGTAAGATACTAGGCCGCCAGCAGTCAAACCTCTAGTTTGAGCAGTGAATGTAACAGCTCCACCCCAATAGGTTCCAGGTACACTACTAGTAAAACTAACTATGTTAGATAACTGTATATTAAAAGTAACATCTCCGCTGCTGAATACCATTGTGGCTGTAGTGTTGGTACTTTGTGCAGGTAGTGTTACTGTAACTGTGGCCATTGATCCGCTGAATGTAAAATTGCCTGTTAAGCTAGCTCCGTTTATCTGTTCGCTAGTAACACCTGAAATAGTATAAGCCTCAGTGCTGGCATCTGCTACATCAGCCACGTAAGTGAATGTAATAGTTTCACCCCAATATGCTGTTGTTGGATGACTGCTAGTTAATCCCGGTGTTGGAGTTACAAAAGTACCAGCAGTCAAAAATTGATGTATAGTATATCCACCTGCCTGAGTAACTGTGCCGCCGGCGGCACGTGGAGTACCAGCATATCTAATTAATACCTGTCCGCTACCTCCTGCTCCAGACCCTGTGGCCCAACCACCATTAGGTGCCCAATAACTCCCACCGCCACCACCGCCACCTGAATTGACTACGGCAGTTGGTATCCCGCTACCTTTAGTAGTAGCATTTACTTCATTGGTGTAGGTAGCATAATTATAATAGGTAGTTGTTCCAGCACCTCTGCCGCCACCATAGAATCCATCACCTGCTCGTTCACTGCTGTTACCGCCACCACCGCCACCACCGGCTAGATATAGAGTAGATCCTGTCCAAGTATTTGTGATACCAATACCACCGTTACCACCGGGGCTTGATCCCGACCCATTGGCTCCTGCGGCACCTGCGCCACCACCACCTGCACCGGTATAGCCAACTGATGTTGATCCGCCGTTGTTACCCAATGAAGACAAATTTCCTGCTGTAGTGTTGCCATTAGCTTGACCGCCACCGGTTTGATTTAAAGCATTACCGCCACCGGATCCACCATTCTGAGATGCCGCTGAGAAAGCTACTCCCGAACTGCCCCCTCCACCTCCACCTTCTGCAATATAGCTGCTTAAACTAGAATTACTACCCTTAACTCCATTAAGAGCAGTAGAATTAGCAATAGCTGTGCCGCCGGCACCAACAATTACAGAATGTGTACCACCTGACAGTGTCACGGATCCTTGAAGAACTCCACCTGCGCCACCACCGCCATTGGCATTGGTAGTATTGTGATTACCGCCACTTCCGCCACCGGCTACAATTAATACTTCACAGAGAAATGACGGAGTAATTGTAACAGAAACTGAATACGCTCCAGCTGTAACAGTCAATGTGTTAGTAGTAGCCAGTTTGGTTACTGTAGGGATTGATAGTGTGGCCAGTGAATTGGTCACTGTCATATTGCCAGTTAGTGAATTATTATTTATATCTGCACTAGTAACTCCAGAGATAGTATATGCTACTGAAGCAGAGCTAGTTGTGTGATAATAAGTAAGTGAAACATTGTTACCTGATACAACTGTGGTAGGTGAGTTAAAGAATCCTGGGTCAGGAGGCGAAGTTGTACCATTCCAGGCATAAGTTCCTGAGTATACACCGGCTGTTGTAACTCCTGTAGTCACATAAGTTGTAGCATTAACAGTTTGTGATTTTAATACATTGGTTTCTGTACCACCAGTAGTTACTGTGGTGTTGAAAACGGAATCAATAGTTAAACAAGTTCCGGCATTAGTATAATTACTTGCTGGTGCCGCTAAATTATAGAAAGTACAATTTCTTAATGCTATGTTGTTTAAACCATCATTGTCATATTGATAGCTCCAAGCATTGTTATTATTTGTTTCAGAGAATACACAGTTATAAAAATTACCTTTTGCGCTGCCCATTCTAAAGTAAGCAACAGTATAATTAGTAGTTCTAGCACTATTATTTCTTTTAATAATAGCACCATATATTTTACTATTAGTATTGGCAAAATGAAATATTGCACTGTCTCTGTCTCCACCACTAGCAGTGTGCTGTATGATTACTCTTCCTGGAGCACAAACAAATTCTCTGTGATTACCACCGTCAGTTAATCCAACACTACTACCGTTTACTGATGTAGGAGTTAGAGTATAAGTACCCTCTAAAATCACAAACATTGTGGCAGTAGCCGAAGTGTTCTGTGCTAATGCATAATCTATTGTAAGGTAGGCAGCACCAACACTGTTTCCTGTATTACTGTTACTGCCTGTGCTGGCACTGATGTATTTGATTGTACCAGTGAATGCATCTACCAAACTGTCGTAGGCATCGGGGAAATTATAAATGTTGAGTGTGTTTGGCAATGCCATTATAGATTACTCTAATTCAACTGGTTCAATTTCAAGCCAGATTTGATCGTTTTCGTTCCAGGTATAGAACTTTCCGTTATTAGGCTGCGCCACTGGAGCTGTCCACAGGCAGGTTTCTTCGTCTAGGATCCAACTATCATAGGGTTGAGGTGGAATAAAAGCATCACGGAAATAGTCATAGACGTAGCCCGGACCTGCATAATTTTTTCTAAGAGCAGTTCCGCCTAGTAGATGTCGTCCGCCCTGTGTGTTATATGAAGTCTGTATCCACTGTCTAGGGTTGCCCACTGCACCTGAATTGATAAAATCTTGTTCCGCAACTATAACTCGAACAACGATGTTATTATGATCAATTTCAGCGAAATGACTCATTGTGTCAATACTTCCTTACTAAAAATAAATCTCTGTAGAGTGTATCATTGCCTATAGCATAGGCGTAATAGGCTTCGTTATTAACCACAAAGGTCTGACCCGGTGTATAATACTGCTGCATAAATGCATCTGAGCCTCCCATGCTCTTATAGAGACCTATAGCGGTACCTCCAGAATTATTTGAATTCTGTTTATTTCTAGCAAAGGTTATAGGAAATGCTGGAGGGACTAGTGTGCCTGTTAGAGGATCTGATACTGGACCTGTCATTGCATAATTTCCTCGTTGTTTTGAACGCATCATACCAAATGCACCGGGCAGCATAGGTACCTGCATTTCGTTACCATAGTAATAATACTCATTAGTAACAATTTGAGACATAGTGTTAGATGAACCTTGATAACCGCTCATTGGATCGACGTTGATACCATCATTATTAACTATTGCAGAGTTCCAAGAACCAGAGGCTTGATTTTGTATACGGTACCAAGCAGGTAAACTGTTGACTACACCAGTGGTCTGCATGGTTCTTGCCCACATATATGCATTCTGACCGCTGGCGGTACTATAATTGTTACTGCCGTCATAGACCACACTGGCCAGTGGAGAATTATCATCATATTGATCTTCCCATGAGTTAGTTGTTCTCAATCCCACATACATCATCATGCCAGGCTGTCCAGTTGATCCCAGGGTACCGCTCATGGCAATAAAATATCTTTCGGTACTGGCTATTAGCCATTCACCGGCAGAGGGCCTAAATCCATGTGAGGCTCCGTTCTCATCCCAGAAATTTACATCAACTCGGTATCTGTTGGAAACACCGCCAGAAGCGATGTTAGCCCAATTTGTACCTAAGAGATAATTTCCCGAAGCAGTCTGTGCAGTATTATAACCATGACTGACTCCAATTACAGGATATGATGCGTATGAACCACTGAACAAATGACTAGGGTTAGTTCTAAAACTTAGTTTACGGTAGGGATAAGTGGCCTTGCCACTGTCTCTATAGAGGTCTACTACATAGGGTACTGTGGGAAGGCTGGCATTGTAGTTTGAAATTATAGTAGTATCGCTACTAGATGTCCACCCGCCTGCTTCCACATTACTGATGACTTCTGTGATCACGTTAGCACTGCCCGAAGTACCAATCACTGGACTGGCTGTAGGTGTAGTAACTGAAGCTACTGAAGGAGTCGACCCTGCCGGTGCTGTACAGATTGCCTGTATAGCACGTAGAAAATTTATGGCTCGAGCTTTTTCGTCTGTGGCGCCACCTACTGTGGCATTAATTTTACATAGCATAATTACTCCGTTAGAATTGCGTAGTCGTTGATTGTGATGCGTCTTACTGACCCTGCATCTGCATAAGTGATATTGCTGGTATAGGTATTTTCAGGCAATTTCAGCAGCCCGTATACCACACTCAGCACACTGCCGTTGTCTTCTTGGAACACAAATGTGGGATTTTCTATCACTATCAATGCTGAATCACTGTTAAATCTTTTCTGAGGAGTGATATAGTTAAGACTCAATCCTGTTTGACTACCGTAGGTGTTGGTACTGAATTTATAAGTATATGGTATAGTAATGCCAAATACTTCCTGTTGCATGTCTATGCCTGCCATTAACATGTTGCTGGTATATATCCTGCTGACACCGTTTTTACCAATATCAAAAACACCAACATGCGAGCCACTGTATGGACTGCTGATATAGATCATTTTTGTGCTGACCACAATATCAATTCCATAGGGTGCGGTCTGTGCATTGTAGACATTCATATTAATTTCAGCACTTTCGGGTCTAAACACCTGCCAATAAATGCCAGATGCTGTGATATTATTAGTACTCATACTATAATCGCCAGTCTGACCTGCGGTGCCTGTTAACTGTGATAAAACCGCAGTTGACCCCACAATACTAGCTCGACCAGTTACTTCGGTGTTAGTTATGTTATATCCGGTTGAAAGTTCGTTGGAATAGTGTGTAGTGATAATGTCTCCGGCCTGTAGCCCATATCCAAGTAAAAGTCGACCATCTATAGCATTAGTAACAGGTATTGCTAGGTCTACAGAAAATACAGTACCGTTAAATTGACCTCGTACTGTGCCAATATTTCTATATCGATTAATTTCTCTAGAATTAACCAGGGTGTCTGTACCCGAAGTGTAACTCTGTGCTAAGGTCATGTTGGTCAATGCACCAGTCTGCGCTAGAGTAGTAGTTTTAACTGCTATAATAGCAGTCGATGACACAGTCTGACTGGCACTGACCTGATATGTTCCGGCTTGTCCAGCAGTACCTGTTAACTGTGCTAAAATAGTAGTTCCGCCAGTTACACCAGTACCTGAAATAATCATACCTGGAAGGAAACTACCAGTGACTACACCACCTATTGTTAGAGTAGTTCCTGATATGCTAGAAGCTGTACTGCCTCCAATATTAGGTGTTAATGATCCAGTGATAGCGGTGGCTGTGGAAACTGTTTGACTCACACT